ATTCGGGCCGAGCTGGGCAAGATCAGCGACCAGGTCAAGTCGCACGCCGAAAAGGCGGAGAAGGAGATCAAGGCGCACGCCAAGCTCTCCGAAGAGACCAAGGCGTCGGTGGACAAGCTGTTGACCGAGCAGGGCGAGCTGCGCGCGCGCCTGCAGCAGGCGGAGCAGTTGGTCGCCAAGATGGAGCAGGGCGGCAACGGTCGCGCGGATCGTCCGAAGTCGCTGGGCGAGCAGCTGAGCGAGGCCGAAGGCTTCGACGCGTGGCGCGAAAACCCCCGCGGCAGCTACCGCACCGCGGTCCAGGCGGCCATCACCAGCGACACCGCGTCGGCCGGCGACATCATCGTGCCGCAGCGCATCCCGGGCATCGTGACGCCGCCCAACCAGCGCCTGCGCATTCGCGACCTGCTGTCGTGGGGGCGCACCACGTCGAACAGCGTGGAGTTCGTGCGTGAGACCGGCTTCACCAACAACGCCGCGCCGGTGGGCGAAAACCCGTCGGGTGGCAAGCCGGAATCCGATCTGACCTTCGAGGAAGACGCGGCCAAGGTGGTGACGATCGCTCACCACATCCGCGCGACCAAGCAGGTGCTGGCCGACGTGCCGATGCTGCAGAGCTACATCAACACCCGGCTGACCTACGGCCTGAAGCTGGTCGAGGACCGGCAACTGCTCAAGGGCTCCGGCGTCGGTCTGAACCTCAATGGCATCTACACCCAGGCCGTCGCCTACGCCAATCCGGGCATCACGGTGCAGAACGAAACGGCGATCGATCGCCTGCGCCTGGCGATCCTGCAGGCGGAGCTGGCGGAGTACGACGCCGACGGCATCGTGCTGAACCCGATCGACTGGGCGGCGATCGAACTGCTGAAGACCACCACCAACGAGTACCTGTTCTCGAACCCGCGGTTCGTCACGCAGGCGGGCCTGTGGGCGCGTCCGGTGGTGACCACCAAGGCCCTGGCGCACACGGAGTTCCTGACTGGCTCGTTCCAGCAGGGCGCGCAGGGCTGGGATCGCGAGGACGTCAATCTGGTGATCGCGCCTCAGGACCGCGACAACGTGATCAAGAACATGGTCACGCTGCTGGTGGAAGAGCGCCTGACGTTGACCGTGTACCGCCCGGAAGCGTTCGTGAAGGGCACCTTGCCGGTGCCCGCGAGCGCCTGATCTTCGCCTTGGACCGGCGATCGCTTGAGCGGGGAGTTCGCTCCCCGCTCTCTTTTTCTCTGGAGCCATCTCATGAAGGAAGTCGAAGCCCTTTCCGGGTTCGAGCACGGGAAGAGTCGCCAGCGTGGCGACACCTTCACCGTCTCCGAGCAGCACGCCAAGGCTCTCGTCCGGGCTGGCCTGGTCAAGATCGTCGGCGAGGCGCCCGACGCCGCGAACCCTTCTGGCGCCGCTGGCGGGAAGTCATCTGCATCGCCAGCGGCCCAAGCCTTGACCAGCGCGACTGTGAAGAAGCCCGGTCGTGGCGCGACGCCCAAGCCGGGCGCGCCGTCTTCGTAACGAACACCACGTTCCGCCTGTGCCCCTGGGCGGACGTGCTTTTCGCGCTGGACATGGACTGGTGGCGCCGCTACCTGGTCGAGGCGCGCAGCACATTCCGCGGCGCGCTTGTGAGCCCGCAGGAGGTCGCCGGCGTGACGAAGGTGCTTGGGTGGTGGGGCACGCGACCGTCGAACAGCGGCGCAGCAGCGCTTGCGCTGGCTGCCTATAGCGGCGCCGAGCGCGTGGTGCTGCTTGGCTATGACTGCCAGTACACCGCCGGCCAGCGGCATTGGCACGGTGACCACCCGGCGGGCCTGCGCAACGCCGATGGCGTGTCGTCCTGGCCAGTGCATTTCCGGGAGCTGCTGCCGCGGCTTACCGGCATCGAGGTAGTGAACGCCTCCCGCGAGACGGCCCTGGGGTTGTTCCCGCGCATGGCGTTGGAGGAAGCGCTGGCATGATCCTGACCCACGAAGAAGCCATCAACCATTGCCGCGCCGAAGACGACGACCCCATGGTCGACCTGTATGCGCGTGCTGCGGAGATCGCCGCCCAGGAATTCCTGGACCGCAACGTCTATGCCAGCGATGCGGACCTGCAGCAGGCGATTGCTGAGGTGCCGGCGCAAATGATCGCAGCGGACGCCGCGTTCACCGCGGCCAAGGAAGCCGCGGAGGCTCTGCCGGAGCTGGCTAGGTGCATGGCCATGGAGGCGGCCTGCCGGGCGCTGGCGGCATCGCGCACCAAGGCACGCCGAACCTACGACGGCATCGTCGTGACGGACGACATCAAGGTGGGCATGCTCCTGACGCTGGGGCACATGTACCGCAACCGCGAGGACGTGGTGGCGGGCGCGAGCGCTGGCGCCGTGGAGCTTCCCATCGGCGCGAAGCACTTCCTCTGGCCTCACCGGGTGGTGGGCGTATGAGCATCGGTGCCGGTGAGCTTCGCCACTCGGTGGCGATCGATAAGCTGGTCGACGTGCGCAGCCCGACCGGCAGCGGCGCGACGACGAAAACCTGGGTGACGTTCGTGGCCAAGACCTGGGCGAAGATCACCCCGGCGTCCGGACGCGAATACGTCGCCGCGCAAAGCGCGCAATCCAAGGTCACAGGCCGCATCGTCATCCGCCGGCGCGCCGGCGTCACCGCCAAGATGCGCGTGCGGAAGCGTTCCGACGGGACGGTCTACAACATCGAAGCGGTCATGCCGGATCCCGAGTCCGGGCAGGAATACCTGACGCTTCTGGTCAGCGACGGGGTGACCGATGGCCGATGAGCTGAAGATCCACGGGCTGGAGGAAACCCTGGCGGCGCTGCGTGCGCTGCCGACGGCGCTGTCGGGCAAGAACGGCGGCCCGATCCGGGCAGCGCTCTTCGCCGCAGCGAAACCCTTCAAGGCGACCGCCCAACAGCGGGTGCGAAGAAAAACGGGTGAGCTGCACGACAACATTGTCATTCGCCGTGACCGGAATCCGGCGGCATCCGGCGCGACGGAGCGGTACACGATCACTGTGCGTGGTGGTCGCCGCAAGTACGCGAATACGAAGTTGAACCGGCGCCTGCAGCGCGTGGGGAAGCGCTACCAGGACGTGTGGAACGCCAACAAGGCTCGATGGCTGGAGTTCGGCACCGAACGCATGCCGGCGTATCCCTTCATGCGCCCCGCGTTCGAGGCCAACAAGAACGCCGCCGTCACCAATTTCGCCGATGCCTTGCGTGCGCGCGTCGCCGCGGCGGTGGCGCTGGCCAAGCGCGGAGGCGCCGGATGATCACCAGGACCTATCCGATACTCGCCGGCGCGGCGGCCGTGACGGCGCTGGTGGGGGACGGAATCTACCGGGTCATCGCGCCGCAAGGTACGCCGGCGCCGTACGTTGTGATCAGCGGCGTGGCCACGGAACCGATCGTCTACCTCAACGGCGCGCCGGACGTGGATTACGACCGCGTCCAGGTCCACGCCTGGGCCGATGAGTTCGACACGGCAGCGGCGATCTATCTCGCGTGCCGCGCCGCTCTGGACCCATACGGCCACATGGCCGGCGGCTACATCGAAGACCAGGACCCGGACACGAAGCTGTTCCGCGTCGGGCTCGACTGGTCGTTCTGGGACGACCGCTAAACCACCCCGAAGGAGCCCGGTCGGCACGCCGGGCACCGGACAAGCCCGCCATCGCGCGGGCTTTTTTTGTGCCCGCACCCAACCCCAACCGAGGAATCCACCATGGGTAAGCTCAAGACCCAGGGCACCGACGTCTACGTCAGCCCGGACGGCACGGCCGTCGACAAACTCGCCTGCGTCATGTCGTTCTCGGGCCTGGCCGGCCCGCGCGACCAGGTCGACGTGACCTGTTTCAGCTCGCTCGAACGCGAGTACGAGGCGGGCATGGCCACGCCTGGCCAGGTCACCATCGGCGGCGCCTATGACTCGGCCGATACCGTGTTCGAGACCCTCGTCTCGCTCAAGGAGTCCGGCACCGTCGTCCAGTGGTACGTCGGCGGATCCGATGGCACCGCGGCGCCCACCGTGACCGGCTCCGTGCTGACGCCGCCGACCACGCGAACCGGCATCAGCTTCAAGGGCTACGTCGCCGACGTGAGCTGGCAGCTGGAAGCCAACAACGTCTGGAAGTTCGAGCTGGTCATCCAGCGCTCCGGCGCCTGGACGCTGACCCAGAAGGCGCCCTGATTCACCTGAACGGTGGACCATTCCCCTTATCGCTGGCGCGCAGGGAACCCTCTGCGCTGTCCACCGTGGCGCAGCCCGCGCGCCGGCGACCCCTTCAACGGTGAAATTCCATGACGGACGAGAAGAAGACGGTCAGCCTCGACGCTTTCGAGGCCCCCAACAGCTACGAGCGCA